TTGTTATCATTGTCAGTTGCACGAGTAAGTACCCAGTTAGTTGAGCCATCGCCAACGGTTGTAAGTGTGTAAATACCATTCTGAAATTGTGTTGTCTGGTTCTTTACAAGGACACGAGCGTTGATAGCAGGGCTTACGCCGTCTATGCTAAATGCTGCTTGTGTGCCAGAGTTTGTAAGTGTTGCACCTACGCCAGAAGTTCCATTGTTATAGGTAGCAGTTAGGTTTGCTGTTGTAGCAGCAACTACAGACTCGTGGTAGTTAATCTGAATAACCACCCCATCAACATACTGCTTGGTAGCAAGACCAAGGTTTGCAGTTGGGTCTGCGCTGGCTAGTCCACCAGAAAGAGTTAAACCAGTAATTGTTGTGTAGGTAGTACCTGAGTCAATGGTTGTGCTACCAAGAGTAGGCGCTGAATATACGCTAGTTGTAGCAATCTGAACCCAAGCGCTTCCTGACCACACATACATATTGTTAAGACTTGAATTCCAATAGATAGCACCAACAAGAAGCGGGTTGCCATCATTGTCTACCGATGGAGGAGATGACTTGCTACCAAGATAGCGGTCATCAAAATCATCATAAGTTGTTGCAGCGCTAGAGGCTGATGTAGCAGCCGATGATGCGCTCGTTGCTGCAGCAGTGGCAGAAGTTGCTGCCGATGAAGCAGATGTTGCTGCGCTTGTTGCGGAAGTTGCAGCAAGTTGTGCATTGTACTTAGCAGAGTATTCTCCGCCAGCAACTGGTCCACTGGTTAAAGTAGCCCAGTCATTTGCTAAGGATGCTGAAGCAGCCGAACTTGTAGCACTTGTCGCTGCTGCGGTTGCACTATTAGCAGCACTGGTTGCTGAGGTTGCAGCATTTGTTTCTGAGGCAGCAGCCGAGGTTGCGCTAGTAGCAGCAGCAGATGCAGAAGCAGCAGCCGCGCTTGTTGAAGCAGCAGCGCTCGCAGCGCTTGTGGCAGCAGAGTTAGCAGATGTTAAAGCATTAGCCTCACTTGTTGCAGCAGCAGCAGCGTAACCTGCAATAGTAGCGACAGATGCAGCAGCAGTAGTAGCACTGGCAGCAGCAGAAGTTGCAGAGGTTGCAGCAGATGTGGCTGAGGTGGCTGCGGCAGTTGCACTCGCTGCAGCGCTTGTAGCACTGGTAGCGGCTGCAGTTGCTGAGTTAGAGGCAGAAGTAGCCGATGTAGCCGCAGCCGCAGCGCTTGCTGCAGCAGCAGAAGTAGAGGCAGCAGCACTTGCTGCGCTTGTAGCAGCAGCCGTTGCACTGGCTGCAGCACTTGTCGCAGATGTGGCAGCAGCAGAGGCTGAGTTGGCAGCCGATGTAGCGTATGAAGCAATAGTTGCTACCGAGGCGGCAGCAGCAGTAGCGCTGGCTGCTGCAGATGATGCTGAGGTTGCAGCACTGGCTGCACTTGTGGCTGCAGCAGCAACCTGCGCATCGGCAAAGTCTTTGCGTACCGCATCAGAAGCATCGGTTGGTGTAGCAAGATTTGTAATCTTATATCCACCAGCATTAAGAGCAGAACCAAGGGTAGCGCTTGAATAAGTGCCACCGCTTACTGTTGCAGTAGAAGTAAAGGTTCCACTGATTGTTGCACCAGCAATGGTTGGTGTATTAATTGTTGGACTTACAAAAGTACCACCAGTAAATGTTGCACTGGTTGCAGTAAATGCACCAGTTACAGTACCGCTTGAGTAAACCTTGTTAGTAAGAGTCTGAGCCTTGGTTGTACCAACAATAACACCATCGCCAGTGGCAATGCCGTGGACATGTGTTTGGTTAGCAGCATCAAGGATTGCTTGGTCAATGTCATAACCACGGGCTGCAATGTGATTTTCTGACTCACGGAAGTCACGAGCAGATACACCGTGGCGAACCACTGCACCAGCAGAGTGGGCTACAGCCTGAGTATTGTCAGCACCACGAGTTACCGTAAGGGTTGTGCTGCTACCAGAGGTAACAGTAAGTACTTCTTCCTTAGAGGTATCTGGGTCTACAATCAGAGTGTAGGGAAATGATGTCGGAAATCCGCTAATGGATGCGACAATGAATGATGTGTTTGATTGCCCCTGCGACTGTGCGGGGATAGATGACTGTAGCGAGGTTTCTACTGCGGTTGAGGAGTAGTACCGCGCTGGTGAGCCTGGGTCGCCTGCTGCCATTTTCTACCTTATCTCTGATAGTGCGAACGGATTGGATGTTGACGGCGTTGGTTATTCGCCACTTCATTTAAACGCTGTTGATAAATGTTGTACAAGAATCTGGACGCGTTCTGACCAGAACCAGTTGGTCGCACGCCATCTAGGATGTCTGCTGCTGCAGACTGAGGACCAAGGCGTGAAGGGTCCAAGAATGAAACCATACGGAAGGCTGCGCCATAGATGACTACATCCTCTGAGTATGAAGGAAAGCCTGTAACTGTTTCGTACTCTTGGTTATCGCTAGTGAGAAGCGTTGGGCGCTTGCTATAGGAAACATGTACGGTTTGTCCAGGCACAATCTCTGAATAAATAGATAGGCTCTTTGTGGTTGCAAAGGCATCCGAGTCTGCAGTTCTATCTAACTGCCATGCACGAGCAGGAAACCACTCTTTGGATGGACCGATTGTAGAGTAGGTAACTGACAGAACATTCTGCACTGCTGCAGGAATCTGATATGAATACTGCGCTGCAACATAATCAAAGTCATAGGTACCTGTAGCAAAGATGCTTGGGTACATAGAATCAATAGTGTTGTTGATAGCGTTCTTAATCTCTTGGCGTGGGAACAGTGGACCCATAACAACCTTAGCGTTCTGGTCATGGGAAGCAGGTGTAGTACCGCGCTGTCCTCTGCCCCAAGGGGCTAGGGTTAATGTGTTAGCCACATTGTCTGTAGCATGGACGAATACAATTTCGTCATCAATCTGTACATAACCACGACCAATGACAGAGGCATCATGCACTTCAAGGGTAGTTGCTGTGCTTGTAGCAGCAGTATCTAGCCATGTTGATGGCTCTGTGTTTTCTGTGTAGGCATGTAGTACAGCCTCAACGCGGTCTGCTAGTTGGGCAAATGTACTCATAGGTTAATGCTCCTTAGCGCATCTACGGCTGACAACCCAGAGGTTCCAGCAATTTCATTACATACAGCGTTTAAACCCAAGAAGTCATCTGGCTGGCGAGAGGCACTTACTATGTAATTCAGGGCAGCAATAAGTCCTTTGCCAGTAGTTCCAGCCCATGCGTTTGCAGCGCCTTGTGGGGCTTTGTAAGCCGTATAAACGGGATATGTACCGCCATTGGCTAGACGGTTAAGTTCACCCGTTAGGGTACTTCCTGCTACTCCTGTTGCCATTACTTGCCTTTCTTCTTCTTGCGAGCCACTGCTGCGTTATCTACTAGGTTCGGATACTTCCGACCCGCAGCCTTTGCACGAGCCTTGGCTGCAGCCTTCTGTGCAGAAGTAAGTTTTGTAGATGTACGCTTTGGATTCTTCGTGTCCCAAAATGCTTTCCTTTTCACCATTTCACCTTGTTCGCCCAATACGCCGCACTCATCTTGCCTTTGGCAATATTCTTTGCATGGCGTGCTTTAAATGATGCTTGGCGTTTCGTAGGTTGTCTATCACCTGTAACGCCCTGCTGACCAAAACGAATGGTCTTAACTTGACTGCCTTCCTTGGCAACCACAACATGTGATTTAGTTGGATGGCTTGGCGTGCGCTTTGGTTTGTTAAAACCAGCAACGCCAGCCCGCGCTAGGCGCGGGTCGCGCTTACTTCTTTTTTCCGCCACGCTTGGCAGCCTTCTTCTTTGCCATTCCTGCTTCGCTCATAGCGATAGCAACGGCTTGCTTCTTGGACTTAACAACGGGTCCACCCTTACCTGAGTGAAGGGTTCCACGCTTGTACTCGCCCATTACTTTGCCAACCTTCTTGGCTGCTGCTTTCTTCTTCATTAGTCGTAATCCTCCATATCGTTTTCTTCCATCTTAGACATGGGGGTTTCGCCAATACGAATGATTGGCTTGTTGTAAATTGCTACATTAGGAGCCTTTGGCAGTTCTGTAGGGGTTCTTCCGCCAACACCGTAAGGTGTTACAGTTCCGAAGCAGTTGCACTCAATGCACATTATTCTTCCTCATCTTCTTCAATGTCCTCATATTCTTCAATGTTGGGTGAGGGCGTTCCCCATAGCGGCTCTGGGATGATTGGACTACTCATCGTCATCTTCTTCCATCAATCGCTTAATCTCATCCTCGTAAGGTGAACGATAGTTAACCCAACTTGGATAAGAACTCTTTTCCATAACAAAAGCCAGTGCTAAATCAGACTTAAAGCCTGACTTGAGTAGGGCGTGGTAGTACTCGTTGAGCCAGATGCAGTACATTTCCAGTTCTGTATACGACTCATCTTTGACTGTACGCACACGCTTTGCTGGTTGTGCTTTCTTACGCGGTGGTTTGCGAGCAGCCATGGTTTCCTCCTATGCCCCGTATGCCTTGCCTGTTTCGTTTGAAATCTTTACTGCTTCCTGAACCTTCTTCATGCTGGTTCCTGCGGGCTGTATGCCCTGAGCGCGGGCATCTCTATATGCCTGCAATTCTTTGTCCCACTTCTTGCTAGATACGCTGAGGTTAGAGTTGGCTTCTCCTGTATTCATAACAAGAGTTCCAACCTTGCAACCAAAGCATCCCTCCACAAATTCTGGGTGGGTCTGTATTTGATGTAGGTTCATGCTGGTGTGATGTACTCTCCGTAGCCCTGCGCTGTAAGCGCATCGGCTGTCTGTTGGGTAATCAGAGTAGATGTACCGCCTGGGTAATACTCCTCAGCAGTATTGGTCAGTATCTGACTTGGGTATCTGTATGAGGAATAAATACCGTTTAAACGCAAGACTGAGATTCCACGGGCTAACTTGTAACGCATAAACAAGTAGTTATCACCCGCAGGAGTTTCATCTACCGTAGGGGTAGTGAAGTAATACATTGACATGAAATCCTCCTAATGGACTCACCCCGAAGGGATAGACTTTTCAAATTTGCCTATCCCTCAGAGTCAATCAACTACAGAGCAGCGATTGATGAACCAGTTTCAATGCGGTATAGCGCCTCATTACGGTAGATGCTCCATCCGAGAACACCGTACCAACCGATTGGGCGGAAACGCATCAACTTATCAGTGACTGGACCGATAACAACATTTGGCTCCTGTGATACGGCTTCTGCCAATGCTTGCTTTCCAGCAAGGATTGTGGAGAATACGCGGGTTACAGGGGTTACAGTTACAACGGTTGTTGCTGTAACTGCTGCTGTGTTAGCGGTGTCAACTGTGATAGTTGCTGTTGAACCTGAAATTGTGATGTCAGTAATCTTGGCACCTGAAGCGATACCAGTTCCTGCAATCTTGTCGCCAGCCTCTGCACGGGTAGCAATTACGGAAGTAGCAGCAACACCGAAGGTGAATCCTGCTGAAGTTCCTGCAACTGTTACTGCAGTTGTAGCGAGTGCTGTCTGGTCTGCACCAGTCTTAGCGTTGTACATGCGTGGGTTTTCAATGTAGAAGGCACCTTCGTATGTTCCGATGGAACCAGCAAACAAGTTGCCAAGTGAGCCATCAGTGTGTAGGTGCGATTCACGCCAACCGACAGAGCCTGTTTCGGCACGGAGGTCGTGTGATACTTCTGGGTGAATACCTGTCCAGTAGAGGCTTCCTGCACGAGGAACAGCCTTGTTGGAGCGCAACTTAGCAACAGCCTTGCGAAGGTCAGCAGAATCAATGGTGTCTGATGCTGTGATTGTCGCTGTGGATGTGCGAGTTCCGCCGTAGATAACATTGGTACCCTGGACAAGGACATTCTGTGCCACTGTGTCAAGAGAGTCAGCCATGTTGTAAGCGATGATGTCTGCAACTGCAGGGTCAACATCGGAGAGTGAGAACAACTGAAGTTTACGAGTAACGAGCGATGCGTTGCCGTATTCAGCAAGTGTTACTGAAACGGTGTCAACATTGCCGAGTGCTACTGCGTCAACATCTGTTGTTTCTGATAGTGAAGCGGTTGCTGGTGTCAAATCGTTGTAGAGTGAGAATACAACGGATGACCCTGGCATAGCCTGCTGTACAGGCTTCTTATCCGCAACAGCACGAATCATCGGCTGAGCGCGGAGGGCAAATTCAACATAACGGTCATACGCGGTTTTTACTAAACCTGCGAGAGCCGAGGTGTCGGTATAAGCATTTGCCATGTGGGTTCACCTCCTGGTGATTGGTTGATGTATGGGTTAGTTATTACAATCCAAGGAGTGCGTCTAGGTCCTCACGAGTCTTGGCTCCTGCAATCTTTGCAAACGCATCTTCGTCAACATCTGGCGCAGTGCCAGTAGCAACGAGATTGTTGATTCTTGCTTGTGCCGCAATCTCTGAGTTCTTCTGTACAGGCTTTTCTTCAGATTGAGTTTGGATTCCAAAAACATCGCCGTATTCATTTACCCATGTAGTGATTGCCTCCTCAGAGGAATCAATATCTTGTGGGATAAATGCAGCAATCTTTGGGTTTAATCCCTTAGCCTGTAGCACATCCTTGACAGTACGCTGACGGGTCTGAGTTTTCAGACCGCTCAACTCCTGTTCTAGTTCTTTTGCACGCTTTTCTAGCGCACGGTTTACTTTGCGGAGTTGTCCGACAACATCAGTAGTAGTGTCGTCATCTTCGTCATCGTATTCGTAATTGGTAGCCATCTACCTATCTCCCTTTTGTTAGTTGTATTCGCAATCCACAAGGCAGTTCGGGGAAACTACTTTGGCTATTGCTTCCAGACTTATACGCCCCCCTGGGCTGGTCGGTCAGGGTGGGGATTCTTATATTTGTGCTTGGCTTCCGAGGCTTGCACCTGTTATGCCACCACGAGCACCAAAGCGTGCTGTTTCGCGGGCTGCTCTACGCTCAGAGGCAAGTGCCTTTGCTGCATCATCGCCAACAACTGCACCAATTGCTTCAAGGTCTGAGTAAGACTGACCTTCAATCTGTGCAAGACGGCGCTGTGCGTTAGCAAGTTGTCGCGCTCTCTGGAACTCTGTTCTGAGTCCAGCGTATGCGGTTTCGCCAACTGCTGGTAGCAAGGTTTCAATGTTGCTAATACCCATCAAGTCACGGGCAAAGCCTGCAGAAGCAGCAGCAGCACCAATTTCAGAGGTGCGTACTTGCTTCTTAATAACAGCCATGCCTGCCTTTGGATTAAGCAAATATGTAATGATTCCGCTCTTATCGGCTTCTGGGTAGAAAGACTTAAATGTTTCTACAACCTCTGGGTTTTCATTAACTCGTGTGGAAGCAAGATTAACTCGCTCCTCAAACTCACGAGGAGAAACTTCATTAGCAATATAAGTGCCGAGGGCGCTACGGCTACCTAGTATATTTGTATCTAAACCATAGGCACGAAGGGTTTGAAGGTATCCTCTTTCGTTAGAAATGTAAGTAGCCTCATTGATGGCACGCCCTGCTGCTCGTAACGCCTCCATGCCAGGAAAGCGCAGTTTGTATGATTCACTCTTGGGTAATTCCATCTTAATTTGAGAAACCGTATAATCTAACTTAATCATGCGGTCTACTTCATCAGCCAAGTCTGCTAAACCTAATTCACCAAGGGCTGCTTTAAAATCTTGTTGTGCTGTACGGCGAGCCTTGGTTTCAATATCTGTTGCGGTTAATGATGTGCTGTCGCCTTTAGACTGAGCAATACCGTTAATATAAGTTACTCCACCAAGAACTCCATTAAATTTAGTTCCATTAAATAGCAATGGGTCGCCTGTTGTTCCTGAGCCTGAATAGTTTGCACCGCTGTTGTTGTTATTGTTAATAACAACCAGTACG